AAGGTTATCCTTCTAAAGGTCGAGTAGCATGGGCCGCATGGGGTGGCGATGCTGGTCAAACATGGGCCAGATCAAAATCTAATTCAATCAAAAAAGCTAGGGAACGCACTATGTCTACTGAAACTGAAAGAGCAGAAGCTGATGCTTTAAGTGTTGGTGATTTTGTTTCTTGGAACGCTTCTGGCAATCGAGCCGAAGGTAAAATTACTAAGGTTGTTAGAGATGGTCGTATAAATGTTCCTGGTAGTAGTTTTGAAATTGTGGGTACAAAAGACAACCCTGCTGCACTAATTAAGATTTATAGGGATAATAAAGAAACTGATGACATCTATGCTGGTCATCGTTTTAGTGCATTAACTAAAATCAAGCCCATTCGCTCTTCTGAAAACATGGAACAAGAAACACCTATAGAAAGGAGAGATCCTTCTGAAAAATATCAAAGAACTGAACTTACAGAATTTAGAAGTGTTGGGAAAGGTCGTACTTTTGAATTTCCTTTTAGTTCTGAATATCCAGTAGAAAGGTATTTTGGTAAAGAAGTGTTAAAGCATGATGACAAATCAATTGATTTTAGTCGGCTTAATTCTGGGGCTGCTCCACTACTTTGGAACCATGATCCAGACAGACATATAGGAATAGTCGAACGTGCATATATCGACAAAGATAAAAAAAGGGCTTATGCAAAAGTGCGTTTTTCACGCAATAAATTTGCTTCTGAAGTCTTAGAAGACGTTAAAGATGGAATTTTACGTGGAATATCGTTTGGTTATCAAATAAAGAATATTGAGGAAAAGGATGGAGAGTTCGTAGCAGATGACTGGTTGGTGCATGAAATCAGCGTAACTCCAATTCCAGCAGACCCTACGGTTGGCATAGGACGGTCATTAATCTCACCTGATGAAGAGGTGACTGAAGCCTTACAACCTAATACTATTAATATTGATAACAACTCTCCTGAAGAGGAGATACGTTCTGCGGCACAAACCGCATCACCCTCGGTTCCATCTATGGAAGAAAAATCACAAGAAACTGTGGTGGATACGGCTCCTGCCGTGGAAGCTCCAGAAGTTGCTGTCGAAACAGCAGAGAGATCTGTTGAAGTAGATACAGCGGCTGAAGTAAAACGTGCTGTTGAAGAAGAGCAAGTTCGTACTTCCACTATTTATGCCGTTTGCCGCCAACATGGCGCAGACGACCTCACCGAAAAATTCATTAAAGACAATAAGTCTGTTAGTGAAGTTAACGGTGAAATCCTAGACCTTATTTCTAAAAGGTCTGAGTCAAGCAACACTCCTATACGGTCAACAGACATGAACCCAAGTTCCAACGAAGTTGGTTTAGAGGCAAAAGAAGTACAACGCTTTTCTTTCCTCAGAGCTATCACAGCATTAGCTAATCCAACAGATAGAAATGCACAAGAAGCTGCTGCTTTTGAGCGTGAAGTTTCTGAAGAAGCTGCAAAGCGTTATGACAAACCTGCTTCTGGAATTTTGGTTCCTAATGAAGTTCTCCAAGGATATACAAGAGACTTAAACGTAGGTACTGCAACTGCTGGTGGAAACTTAGTTGAGACTGAGCTTCTTGCTGGTTCATTTATAGACATTCTTCGTAACAGAATGGCTGTAATGCAGGCTGGTGTTACTACCTTGAATGGCCTTTCTGGAAACGTAAGTATCCCCAGACAAACTTCAGCGAGTACCGCATATTGGGTTGGAGAAGGATCTGATGTAACTGAGAGCCAACAGGCTTTCGATCAGGTGAACCTCACACCTAAGACAATTGGTGCTACTACTGATTACACAAGAAAGCTTCTCCTTCAGACAAGCATTTCTGTTGAGACAATGGTTCGTAATGATATTGCGAAGCAAATTGCTCTTGCTCTAGATACTGCTGCTATCTACGGTTCAGGTTCATCTAACCAGCCAACTGGTATTACAAATACAACTGGTATTGGTACTGCAACAGTTACTGGCGTTGGTACTTTTGCTGAGTTGATTGCAATGGAAACAGACGTTGCTGTTGCTAACGCTGATCAAGGCGCACTCAAGTACATCGTTAATGCGACTGCTAGAGGTGGATTGAAGAGCGTTAAGAAAGATGCTGGATCAGGTGAATTTGTTTTTGCGAACAATGAAATCAATGGTTATCCAGTAATTGTTTCTAACCAGTTAACAAACAACGACTGCTTATTCGGTGACTTTAGTCAGTTGATAGCTGCGTTCTGGTCTGGTCTTGATTTGACTGTTGATCCTTATGCAATGTCTAAATCAGGAAGCATTAGAATAGTGGCGTTACAAGACGTTGATTTCGGTGTTAAACAGCCAACTGCTTTCTGCCTCGGAACATAAACTGATGAAGGTAAAACTCATCAGAGGAGTGATGGTGGCTGGCCTTATTAAAAAGGCTGGCTCCACACTTGAAGTTGAAGAGAACGTAGGTCGAATGTTACTTAGCAGTAACAAGGCTGAACTATTCGTTGAGCCTGCTGTTAAAAAAGCTGCACCTGCTGCAAAGAAGGTTGCGGCTCCCAAAGAAAAACCTTCTACTCCTAAAAAGGAGACAGCTTAAATGTCAGTTATTCAACAGAACCTCGGCAAATTAACTTTGATCGCAGGTCATCCAACAGCGGCAAGGACTGCTACAGGCCAAACAAGTGGTATTGATTTAAGAGTTTATGACGGTGACGTTGTATTCGTTTTAGATTCTGCTGCTGGTGCTGGTACAAGTCCAACTCTTGATGTAACAATCGAAGATTCTGCTGACAACTCCTCATTTGCAGCTATTTCTTCAGGTGCTATTGCTTTTACTCAGGTAACAGGTACAGCATCTGCTCAAGCAGTTTCTGTAAATAAGGATGATGCAAGACGTTATGTTCGCATCAAGTACACAATTGGCGGTTCATCAGGTCAGTCATTTACATTTTCTGTAAATGCGTTTGGCTTGAAGAAGTACGGCTAATTTATTTATGGCCCCCTTACGTCTGCGAGGGGGCTTTTTCTTATGGCATTTACTGAAGACATAGATATTTTCTTTGAGGATTTCCAAGATACTGTCGTGTATTCAAGTTCGACATACAAGGGGATTCTTGATCAACCTGACGAGGTTGTAGCGGATGGTGTCGTCTTAACAACTGATTATCAATTAACAGCTAAAACAAGTGATCTTGGAGCTTTGGTTTACGGAGCAAGTCTGACTGTTAATGGAGCCGCTTATACGATTCGTAGCGTGAGAAAAATAGATGATGGTGTTTTATGCATAGTTTCTCTCACCAAGACTTAAATAACGATGGCTACTAAACGAGAGCAAATTCTTGCAGCACTAAAAACATCGTTAACAGGAACTACTGGGGCCGGAACAAGAATTTATAGATCTCGTGTAGAGCCTTTTGTAAGAGGAGAAAGTATTGCCGTAGTTTTAGAGCCTGTTTCAGATACTCCAACAGATCAAACAATATATGAAAAAATTACATGGGATTTCCGTGTAAGAATTTCAGTAATAGTTAGAGGAAGTATTCCTGATAGTAACGCTGACAGTACGATTGAAAGTCTTCACACCAAAGTGATGACAGATACTACTATTGGAGGTCTAGCTATTGATATAAGGCCATCTACAACGACTTTTGAAATAGTTGAAGCCGATCAACCTGCTGGTGTTATTTCGTGTGAGTACGACATAGAATATCGAACAAGCTTTAACGATCTATCAACCTGATTTAGTAATGAAGTTTAAGCCTAACAACCTGTTTCATTTACTATGACTAATGAAAATCCAACTGAAGGTGGGAGCTACTCGCTTGATCCTGAAACAGGCGAACGCACTTTAATCAAGCGCACAGCATCATCAACTCAAAATGAGGAAACAGTAAATGGCACTTCTGGACAGAAAAAGAGTAATTCTGCTGGAACTGGAAAGCAGTTACGGAACAGATCCAACACCAACAGGGGCAGACGCTCTACAAGTAAGTGATCTTTCAATAGTTCCACAATCTAGCGATCTTGTCTCTAGAGATTTAATTAGACCTTTCCTAGGTGCATCTCGTCAGCTTTTGGCTAACACAAAAGTTGAATGTAGTTTTAGCGTAGAATGGTCAGGATCTGGAGCGGCTGGGACGGCTCCTAGAGTGGGAAAAGCCTTACGTGCGTGTGGGTTTAGTGAGACAATTGCTGCTAATACAAGTGTTACTTACGCACCTGTCTCTGGTTCCTTTGAATCAGCAACTATTTATTACAACGTAGATGGTGTCTTACACAAGACAACAGGGTGTCGAGGAAGTTTTGTTCTTGAAACGGAAGTAGGTGATTTGCCAAAATTAAATTTTACATTTACTGGCATTTATATTCCTCCAACTGACGTTGCACTTCCAGCAATTACTTATGGGCAGCAAAGCACTCCATTGGTTGTGAAAAACGGAAATACATCTGGTTTCCAATTGCTTTCTTATTCAGGTGCGATGCAAGCTTTGTCTATAGATGCAGGAATAGAAACCGAGTATATGGAGCTTGTGGGCGGCACAAAAGAAGTGCATTTAGTTAATCGTGCTACTAGCGGTACTGTGACTTTGGAAGCTGTAAAAATGGCAACCAAAGATTATTTTGCTGCTGCTTTGCTTGATACAAGTTTGGGTAATTTAACTTTGACTCATGGCACTGTTGCCGGAAATATTGTTCAGTTTTCTTCTTCAAATATAGATATAGGTGATGTTGCATATACTGAGACAAATGGCGTTGTGATGGCTGAAATACCTTTCACAGCAGTACCTTCAACTAGTGGTAACGACGAGTTTTCATTGATATATCGGTAAAGTCGTAAAAAGACGTAAAAAACATATTTGCGACTGTTCTTATATGCACTAAGCTTAAAAGACTTACTTTTGTAATCAATGGCTTTTGTACGTAAAAAAAATAAGCATTTCAAATGGCCTGTTGTGGTTAGAGAACCTAGCGAAGAGAATGCTGGTGAATACGCAGAAAATACATTTGTTGCTATTTTTGCAAGATTAACAAGAACTGAATATGCAAAGCTTGGAGAAACAAACGATGAGTTGGAGTCGTTAAAAAAAATTCTTAAAGGTTGGGAGCAACTAGAAGAAGAAGATGGAACACCTGTAAAGTATTCGACTAATAATTTAAAAGCTTTATTAGAAGATCCTTTTTGGACTACTGCTGTTTTAGATAGTTATGGAAAAGCGTTAGAAGAAAGTAAGTTAAAAAACTAAAAGAGGCAGTTCAATACTGGGCAGCAGGAGGTGAAGACACAAGTTTGCAAGCCCATGAAGACGCAAAGATTTTTGGAATTGAATTGCCACCAAGTAAATCAAAGATAGATGAAGATTTTGTTGTATACCAAGAAAATTGGGACGCAGTTCAGATGTTCATGAGAGGTCAAACTCAATGGAATGTAGGAATGTCTGGTTTAATTGGATTGAGATATGAGATCTTTATTCTGGCTGGAGGATTATTTGACGTATATGATGTAGAAGATAAAAGAAATACATTGGAGGGCTTACAAGTTATGGAAGCTGCTGCGATGTCTCTTCTAAACAAGAAAGATTCTTAAAATGGCAAATAAAATTGGTGAAATTCTTGTAGATTTTAAAGTTGATGGAAATCAAAATGTAGAGGCTGCGTTTGATCGTTTAGGAGGAAGATTAAGAAATTTCAAGCAAGATGTTAGTGAAAGTGTTGCTACGTCAAAAGGGCTTAAAGCTATTGGAAATGAATTTAAAAAGCTTGGGAAGACTGGTGCTAATAGTATTAATTCTTTTAAAAGTCAAATAGCTGTTTTTGAAGGATTAAGAAATCAAGCCGATATTACTAGTGCTGAATTTAGAGAATTTAGTCGAGAGATAGAAAGACTGACGAACAAGATGAACAAAGCCACCGCAAAAGCTGGTGGTTTTCAAAAGAAATTAAAAGGTTTAGGTCGCTCTGCTGCAACTGTTGTTGGTGCTTCAACTAGTGCTGGGATATTTAGTGGACCAATTGCTGGCGCAAGTACTTTCTTAGGAGGAAGTATAGGCGCATTGTTAGGTGGACCGGGTGGTGCATTAGGTGGTGTTGCTGTTGGTACTGCTGTTGGTATCGCTGGAGAACAATTCCAACAATTTGCTGGAGGAATAGCAGAAAATGTCGCTGCGTTTAGAGGATATCAAATTGCATTAGCTGGTATCAGTACTGATCAAGCTGATTTTGAAAAAAGTATGAAAGGAATGACAGAAATATCTAAAACATTTTTAATACCTCAAAAGGATGCAATTAAACAATTTACAAGATTAAAAGCAAGTATTACAGGAGCAGGATTTACAACTGAAGATACAATTAAAGTATTCAAAGGTATGGGTGCTGCGATATTAGCTACAGGCGGTAATACGAATGATTTAAATAGTGCTTTGATAGCGGCCAGCCAGGTATTTTCAAAAGGGAAAGTATCAGCCGAAGAGCTTCGTCAACAAATCGGTGAGAGACTGCCAGGTGCTTTTACAACCTTTGCAAACGCAATGGGCATCAGCACTAAAGAGCTAGATAAGATGTTAGAAAGAGGTGAAGTTAGGCTAGATAATTTCTTAGTATTCTCCGAAGATTTGTTTGCAAAGTATTCAGAAATATCTGAACAATTAGCAACATCTCCAGAAAAAGCAGGGATGAGATTAGCTTTAGCTTTAAGTATAGCTGAACAAAAATTTGGAGGATATTTTCAAGTTGTAGGAGCTAAATTTCAAGATAATATGACAGATTTAGTAAACTGGGCAAATGAAAATGAAGACGAATTAAAAAGGAATATTGCTCAATTTGCTATTTGGGCAGAAGATGTTGTTTATATATTTAAAGAAGTAGGTAAAACAATAATGGGTATCTTTAGACCGATTTTTAAATTTATAGCTGCTGAATTAAATAAACTTACTGCTGAGTTAAAAATTGATGTACTAGAAGGCCAATTTAAAGCTTTTGAAAGAAAACAACCTGGTTTTAATAGATTTAAAGGTACTGATCTTTTTGAAATAAAGAAACAAGCTAGAGATGACGCATTAGCAATGAAAGAAGCTGATGAGATTCCTGAAGATTCAAGTTTTATAGAAGAATTTAGAAAAAAATATACTAAAGCTTTAATGGAAAGAATGGGTATAGCGGAAGAAGAGGTAGATAAACTTGCAGCTACGTATGAGGAAAGAGTTAATAAAAAACTTGAAGAGTTATTTAGTTTACCTAATCTTAAATATGGTACTGCAAATAAAGGTGACACCCAAGGTGGTACTGGTGAGGACGGTGGTGAAGGCCCTCTTGGCCCTCTTAAGAAATTCGCAGCAGAAGGCTTTAAGGTTGCAGAGCAACTTGAAACTGCTGTAGTTGGTGCATTCACCAAAATGGAAGATGCACTTGTTAAGTTTGCTCAGACAGGAAAACTTGAGTTTCAATCTTTAGTATCAAGCATTCTTGCTGACTTGCTGAAGATCGCAATTAGGGCATCAATTACTGCACCTCTAATGAAAGCATTGGGATTCCCTGTTAGTTTCAATGCAAACGGCAATGCTTTTGCAGCTAATGGAATTGTTCCTTATAGGAAAGGTGGTGTTGTTGATAAACCAACGATGTTCCAATATGGTGGTTCAAAATTAGGTATCGCCGGGGAGGCAGGCCCGGAAGCGATATTACCTCTCAAGAGAGGATCGAGCGGAAAACTTGGAGTTGAAATGCACGGAGGCAGAGGTGGCGGTGGGGTCACAACTGTTAATTACACAGGCCCAACATTGAACTTTAATGGTGATGAATATGTTCCTAAGTCTGCTGTGGGTAGCATTATTAATTCAGCAGCAAACAAAGGTGCTGCAATGGGAGAGACAAAAACAATGAGATCATTGCAAAATAGTCGCTCATCTAGATCACGGATTGGTATCTAATGTCAGGTTTAGTTCCTATAGCTGTTTTTATTGATCTTTATGATCCAAAAACAAACTCTATAGAAGAAAGGTTTCAGAATGCAGATCCAATCAATACAATTTCTTTTGCCAGTCCTATCTTTGGAACTGATGTTTATAAATATCTAAGTTTTCTTTATTCAGGTGCAACACAATCTAAAAGTGGAGATAATCTTGAAGCGTCTTTAGTTTTAGCAAATACAAGTACGTTAAGAAATGGAAGTACGACTACCAATAAGTTATCTATGAATTACGCACATGATGCTGTTGATAAAGGTTGGAATGTTCATATTCATATTTGCAAAATGAATACAGCGTTTACAACTGTTGAAGATAGGATTTCTACTGATAGTTGGACTGTTACTTCAATGGGATATGACGCAACAAATATAGAAGTAATGCTTTCTACAGGTGTTGATGCTGTTGGTGGAAATATTGGAAGATTTTTATCAAGTGCATTAGTTGGTCATTTACCTATAACAGGAAATATAAGAACGAAATGAAAACTGAATTGCTTTTGGGTTTGCCTTATCGTTTAGGCGCAACACCTGATAAGCATAAAGCAGCAGATTGTTTGACTTTAGCTAGAGAAGTATTGAAAAATTATGGGATTGAAAGTCCTGAACCACCAAGGTCTTGGTACAGGCGTTTAAGAAAAAAAGACTATAAAGTGTTTTCTGATGAATTAAAAAAGTGGGGAAGACAGACAACAACCGCTAATATTGGTGTTGTAGCTCTGTGTAAAGCAGAAAAAGGCTATGGTATGGCTGTTTACTGGAAAGGCGGTTGGCTATCATTCGTAGAGAAGACGGTTCGATGGAGTCCTCTAACCTTTTTGGAGGTTTTAGAACTTTATTACCCTATGAAATAGAATTATGTAATGCACTTGGTATAACTGATAAAGAGTATTTACAGTTTTTAGATTTAACTTATAAATATCATAAAGATTCAAGAAAAGGATATGAATTAATTCCAGATATTAGATGTGATCCAGTTTCAATTGGTGCATGGTATATAGCGCAGGCATGGTATGTAAAACTCGCAATTACCGTTGCGATTGCTGCCGCTACATATTTACTTTCCCCTAAACCTAAACAACCATCAGAAGCACCAAGTCTTCAAATAGGTGGTGTTCAAGGCAGAAGTAGGTTTAATCCTGTTAGTGGATTTGAATCTGCACAAGATCTAGCTGTTTTAGGATCTTTTATTCCTTTGGTTTATGCAAGGTTAGGTGTAAGAGTATCTAGCCAATTACTCTGGTCGCAAATTCGTGATAAAAAATATGGTCAAGAGATTAATGCTATTTGTTTGTTTTCTCATGGTGAAATAGGTTCAACGCCAGAATTTAAAACTTTTGCTTTAGGTGAAACTTTTTTAGATACTTTTCCAGAATCAAAATTAAAACTTTATTTTTCTAAAGGTGGTCGTGCCAATACAAGAATGCAGGCTACTACACAACAACCAGAACTTAATAAACAAAATCGTTTAAAGCCATCTGATTTTGTTGGAGGTGCTGCTGTTAATACTCATAATCTTGGTAAACGTGGAAACAGAGAGTATGACGATGATGATCCTTTTATGGTTAAGTTGCTAGATGGTAATGGTAATTGGGTATGGCAACCAAGTTTTTCAAGCGTAAAAACCCCTTCTTCTAATGTCAAATTTGGAGTTTATTCTCCCATGCCTAATGGGAATGCTTACAAAATCAATTGGGAGTTATTGTTATTTCCAAAAGATATGTCATCAACACTTAGAGATGATACAGAAAAGAAAAGACAAAAAATAGTTCATTTTTATCCAAGATATGTTTGTTTGAAAAGTAGTCAGTATGGAGGAAACTCAGACCATAGATATTTAAGTAAAGGGCATGATTTTGATTTAATTATTGAAAAGCAAGAAAATGAATTAGCTTTTATTGCTGATGCTAGTGATATAAATCCTGATCGTTCTAAAAGATGGGATAAATTTTCACCTTGGGGTAGCTCAGATGCTAAATCTGCTGCTGATTCAACAAGAGAAGACGTTGATACCAACATGGCACTAGGTGAGCAATATATGGTCGGTTCAGCATTGGCAACGGTTTATCAAGAAACGGATGCAAATATTTGGACTCCTTTTCCTGTAAACGGACAGTTTCAAGGGAAAAGATACAAGATGAAAACAGATGAAGATGGTTGGATGAGTTTTGCAAATGAAACTGATGCAAGAATGCCTTATGAATCTTTAGTCATTCAAAAGTGTGCAATTGCTACTTTTGCAAATACTAAAGAATGTGATGTAACACAAATAGGTATTAAAAGTATTGTATGGAGACAAATTAGTGGTAACGCAAATCTAAATGAAGTACCTAGTAGAGAAAGAATTGTTAGTTATGAAAAAGAACAAGGAAATATTGGTGTTGGATCAGTTAATAAATATGTTAATCGTTTAAGTTTCTTTAAACTACAAGTAAAAGTTTTAAATACTAATACTGATTGGACAGACGCATGTAGTCGAGTCTTTTGTGTAAGAGGTTCCACAAATCAACCTCAGTACAACACAATTAATATAAAACATATTGATTCAAAACCACTTGAATATCGTTTTTTTCCTGTGCCTGGGAATGTTCTTTTAAATAATGCATCAGATAGACAATTTTATATTTTAAGTTATTCAGCAGACTTATATAGTCATGCTTTTGATTTGTTTTATGACAATGGAGTAAAAGCTGTAACAGCATATGTTTATTTTCATGCTGAGATTGGAACTCTTCCTAGTAAAAATTCATCAGATATAAATCGTGGAAATAGGTTTACTAATAATATTGAATGGGTTAGAGGAGGTTTAGGTTCTGGTTACGATTCAGAAGGTAATCCAATAGGAGATGGTAGCGATGCTGTTAGTGATTTTTCTCCAAAACTTAATCCTCATAGTGCAACTTGGACTTTACCTTCATTTAGTTGGTTGCAAACAGAATTTGCTCCTGCTGTAATAACACCTGCTATTAATAATGTTAGAAGTGAGCCTTGGTGTAGAGGAGGAACAAATCCCCAATTAAATGATTATGTTTACTTTGGGACTGGGCCAGGAAATCAATATAACAACTGGGGAAGAACAGGTACTCCTAGTCCTAGCATAAGAAACTTTAAAGGAACTCCTAGTTATGGTGCGGGAAGTAATGCATATTTTAGTCATTATCACGGTGTTGAATTAACTGAAACTGAAATAGGTGGTGGGCAAGTGCGTTGGCAATATTGGTTTGGTGGAACATTAATTCCTTCTGGTTCTTTGGCTGTGATGTTTGCAAATAAAGGTGATTATTCGCAAGTTGAAAATTGGTCTGCGGCAGTAGAGGCAAATGATGTTAATGGGAACCCTACTGGTGTATGGCATCGGTTCAAAATAGGTAGAAATCCAAGTTCTCTAAGTGGTGGGCATGATTGGAGATATTCAAAAACATCTAATGGGGTTAAGACAAATTATTATTCAATTTCAGTTCAAGTTCAAGATAGAAATCTTCCTACACCTACTGTTCAAAACCTTACTGTAGTTAATCAAGGAGATGCAACTGGGACTGGCCTTCAAATTACTAGAAGTTCAAGTTCATGGACAAATGCTAATGGTCAGACCGTTGCCAACGTAACTTATGCAAAACGAGATGGTTATTCAGGAACAGGTTATTTTACAGGTGATCAAGTTAAATTAGCTAGTAATGTTGATCCACATGTAACTTTCAATTTAATTGCAGGTACACCGTTTGTAGATCCTGATGAAACTTTTGATGATGGTCAAAACTATGATTTATCAAAGTTTCCTTCTCATACAACATATTTCTATGATCAAAGAGATACAAATCCTAACAATGCTATAGCTGATTATTTTATGTATGACACAGAAGACTCTAGTCATAGCAACTCACCTGAGCATGAAATAACTCATGTAAATGAAATAATAGATGAAGGGACAAGCAGTGCAAATGCACGTATTAATTATGAAAAACTTGCAATCGGAGGCTTAAGAATTGGTGCAAGTCAAAACTTTAATCAGTTTACTTCTTTATCTTGTTTTATAGAAGAAGGCATAAAAGTTCAAAGATTAATTAATGATTCAGGTACGAATAGAACTATTAATCCTGTGACAGGTAAAAGTAATCTTTTTGCTTCTACCGATAATATTGTTGAAATAGTTTATGACTTATTAACTAATACTGATTATGGGGCTGGTGATATTGCAGGTATAAAAGCTGTAAATGTAAGTGATATGCAAAAAGGTGCAAGATATTGTTTAGTTAATCAATTTAAGTGGAACGGTATTATTGATAAAGAAATAAATTTAAGAGAGTTTATTTTTGAAAATGCTGGTTATTGTTTCTTAGATTTTTGTATTGTTGGTGGGCAATTTAGTTTAAGACCAGGTTTACCTACACATCCTGATGGAAGAATAAAATATAATATCACCAGAACTCAATTAGAGACTGAAGTAAAGGGATTGTTTACTGATGGAAATATGAAAGATGTACAAGTTACTTTTTTAACTCCAGAAGAAAGAAGAATGTTTAAAGCAACTGTTATTTATAGACAAAATGAAAAAGATGGTTTCCCAGAAACAAAAGCAAAAACTATTGCTTATAGAAAGGAAAATCAAGGGAATGACGCTTTTTTAAGAGCAGCAGAAGCGTTGCCTGAAGAGGTGTTTGATATGAGTTCATGGTGTGTTGATGAAAATCATGCCAAAAAATTTGCTGCTTATGCTTTGGCTACAAGAAAAGATGTTGATCATGGTATTACGTTTGAAACAACGCCAATTTCTGTTTTAAATTTGATGGCTGGTGATTATATTCGAGTAATGACTGAAGCTACTCATACAAGTCGATTTAAAAATGGCAGTGTTGATAGTGATGGAAATATTATTAGTAGAGAGACAATAAGTGGTAGTCAGAAAATTTATTTTTGGAAGCCAGGTGAAAATAATGTTGTAAATGACGATACTTTTGTTTTTGCTGGGAATGGAAAAGCTCCAAGTAATGTTTTAAAAAACACCATATTTACAGTAATTGATGAAACTAATGAAGATCGATTATATAAAATTGAATCAATTACTCATGGAGAGGAGGGTTTTATTAAAATTGCAGCAAGTCATGTTCCATTCGATGAAGATGGTTACATGAGCGTTCTACGGTACACAGATCCTTCTAGTAGTTACTTTGATACTCGTTTCCCTGACGTAAACACACTCTAATGGCTGTCTCTTTCCCTCCTAATCTTCCTGCTCCTTCATCAAGAAGTTATTCGCCTGGTGAATATCCTCAAAATGAATTTCAAGCTTTAAATGGAGTGAAAACCGTTATTCGATACGGCAAACGTAGATATAATTCTACTTTGACATTGGCGTATAACAATATTACTGATGATTTAGCTGGTCATATAATTTCTAATTACGTTGAGGTGATGTCTGTTTATGATTACGTTGAGTTTGAAGGAAGTAGAGCTATAGATGGAGTTGAGGATACACAGGCAGGATCAGGGTTTGCGTTAACTAAATATATGAAAGAAGATGATGAATTTTCTGCTCAAAAATGGCGATATGACGGCCCTCCAACGGTAACAAGTGTCTTCCCTGGACGTAGCAATGTTGAATGTAAATTTGTTGCTTGCCTCGATTCGCCTTAGAATATAATGACTGTTTAATTTAAGTATTGTCGTGGGCTACTATTCAGGCGGTGATGGGTTGATGAAAGTGGGTAGCACCACAGTCGCAACCGTAACTACATGGAGTTTTACTGCATCACAAGAAACCTTAGACATCACAACATTAGGTGATCGTGATAGACAACTTATAGGTGGAACTCGCAGCATTTCTGGTTCTGCTTCGATTTCTTGGTATTCCGCTTCAGGGGCAACTACTGGTCAAACTCAAGCCTCTACCTTGATGGGTAAGTTACTTAAAACAGGTGGTGCGGTTTCGGAGACGGTAGAACTTAGTCTAGGCATTACAGATCATGCGGGTGATGCAAAAGTTACCACTATGACTGTTGTTTTAACAAGTATTGCTATGACAAGTAGTCAAGGTGAAGTTTTGTCTGCTGAAGTTTCTTTTGAGGCTGCTTCTGCACCTACTGCTGTAATTTCTGCTTAAATAGATGCCCACCTATTTAGGTAGTGGAGGGTTCATTGAACTCAAAAGAACATCAATGGAGCATAGTCTTAATGCTTCATTAGTTCCTAGTGATGTAAATACAGACAGAAAAAGATTTTCTGTTGATGGTGTAAAAGGAAATATTATTACTGGTGATCGAATTTCAATATCAAGAACAGATGGATCTGCAAATTTAGAATTAGTTTCTGGTCATAACGCAAGAGATGGTAGTTGGTTTGCTCATGTTGATGATCTTGGAGGATTGCGACTTTATACAACTTTTGCACTTGCAGTTGGTGGAACAAAAGTAAGTGCTTTAGCTTTGGTCGCTCCCTCTGGTAATCAGGAAATTTCAATAATTTCAAGAAATAAGAATTACAGACCTTTAGCAAGAATTGAAGAATACGAGTTCACCACACAAAGAGATCAAATAGAAATTAGTCAATTAGGTGATGCTTTTAAGAGGCAATATGACAATGGAATGATTCAAGGGCAAGGATCAATGACTTGTTTTTGGGAACACAGGTATGTTACTTCTGACCCTGATTATTCTGCTGACCAAGAATTTTCTTCTTATTTAGCACGTTTAATATTACGAGTCCAACAAGGTACTGATTTTATTGGTCGATTTTTTCTTTATAGAGAATCTGCTGAATCTGCAAATAATGCTTGGTATGAATGTACGGCACAAATAACGAGTTGTAGCATTTCAATTCCTAATGTTGGAATAATAAAAACTCAAATAGAATTTATTACTAATGGTGAGTTTGATCTTAAAGTAGGCTCAACACCTGGATATATTTTACAGGAATCTACTGACTACATATTGCAAGAAGATGGAAGCAAGCTGTTCTTAGAAGATGATGCGACATAATAGATAAAAGGTATAAACTGTCCCTAAAGACAAATAGTTAAATGGCTGATCTTCAAATAAGTCAATTGCCTCAGTTAGCTGAAGCAGATTTAGCGGCTGGAGATGAATTAGCCGTTGTAGACGGTAGTGCATCAGAAACGAAACGAATTACGGCTAAGGCTTTAGTAGAAAAAGGTGTTGCTTTAATCGATGCAGGTTCCATCCCAGGTTCAGCACTTGCGGCTTTAGGAGCAAATACTGTTGTAACGGCAAGTATTACTGACTTAAATGTCACGGCATCAAAAATTGCAAACGCAACAATAACAGCAACTCAGATAGCAAACGCAACAATAACTGGAGCCAAATTAGTCAACGATACTATTACTGCTACACAAATAGCTGCTAATGCAATAGGGGCAAGTGAATTAGCTGATGACGCTGTTGATACTGCTGCGATTTTAGATGCAGCAGTTACTAACGATAAGATTGCAAACGCAACGATTGCTTATGCAAAGTTAAATCTAAGTGACGGAGATATTCCTGGTGCAAAATTAACTAATGACTCTGTTACTGCCACACAAATAGCAGCTAATGCAGTTGGTGCTAGTGAATTGGCTGATGACGCTGTAGATACAAATGCAATAGCAAATTTAGCTGTTACATCAGGAAAGTTAGCAACTAATTCTGTTACCGCATCTAAAATAACTGATGGTGTTATTACAGGTGCAAAACTTGTTAATGACACAATTACAGCTACTCAAATAGCGGCAAATGCTATTACTGCTTCTGAGTTAGCAGATGATGCTGTAGATACAAATGCAATTCTTGATGATGCTGTAACTGCTGCAAAACTTGCGGCTGGTGCTGTTGATACAACAGCTTTAGGTGCAGCGGCTGTAACTGGAGCGAAAATTGCTAGTACAACGATTACAGCAGCAAACATTGCGGCTGGCACAATTACAGCTACTGAACTTGCAGCAGATTCTGTAGGGGCTAGTGAAATAGCTGCTAATGCTGTAGGTGCTAGTGAGTTAGCTGACGATGCGGTTGATACTGCTGCCATAGTTAATGCAGCAGTCACCAATGCAAAGATTGCAGATGCAACTATTACTTATGCAAAATTAAATCTTTCAGACGGTGATATTCCTGCTGCCAAGATTGCCGCTGGAGCAATTGGTAATACTCAGATAGCAGCAAATGCTGTTGGGGCAACTGAATTAGCAAATGACGCAGTTGATACCGCTGCAATTCAAAACTTAGCAGTAACTGGAGCAAAGATAGCTGCCAGCACAATTACAGGAGCAAAGATAGCTGCAACAACAATTGAAGCTGGAAATATAGCTGCTAATACAATTACAGCCTCAGAAATAGCAGCAAATGCAATAGGTGCTTCAGAGTTAGCAGACAATGCAGTTGATACAGCGGCGATAGTAGACGCAGCAATTACTAACGACAAAATTGCAAATACAACGATTGCTTATGCAAAATTAAATTTATCAAATGGAGATATTGCTGGAGCGAAGATTGCTGATAATTCTCTTACAGCAACTCAAATAGCTGCTAACGCTATAGGTTCTAGTGAACTAGCAGATAATGCAGTTGACACCAGTGCTATTGCGGATGATGCCGTCACAGGAGCAAAAATTGCAGCAGCAACAATTGAAGGAGCAAATATTGCTACTGGCACGATTACTGCAACTCAACTAGCTGCTGACTCTGTAGGCGCAAGCGAAATAGCAGCGAATGCGGTTGGGGCTTCAGAACTTGCAGACGATGCGGTAGATACAGCAGCAATAGCAAACTTGGCAATTACAGGAGCCAAGATTGCAAACGCAACCGTTACGGCGGCAAAGTTAAGTTTGTCTGCTGGAGATATTGATGGAACAAAAATTGCTAATGATTCAATAACAGCGACTCAAATAGCAGCAAATGCAATAACAGCGAGTGAGTTAGCTGATGATGCGGTTGACACAGCCGCTATAGCTAATAACGCTGTAACAGCAGCAAAAATAGCAGCAAATGCAGTTGGAGCATCAGAACTCGCAGACGATGCTGTTGATACGGCTGCTATTGCAGATGGTGCTGTTACTGCTGCCAAGATTTCAGGCACATTAAATACTGCAACTATTGCTGATAATGCAATAACAACAGCCAAGATTGCAGACGATGCGGTAACTAGTGCCAAGCTTGGAGCAAATGCAGTTGATGCAGCAGCCTTGGCTAATACTGCTGTTGGCACAGCAGCTATAGCGGATGCAGCGGTAACAGCAGCAAAAATCGGAACAGGTGCTGTCACAAATGCAAAATTAGGAGCAGATGCAGTAACAGCAGCAAAAATTACTGATGGAACTATTACAGCAGCAAAATTAGCTACTGCAAATATAGATAGATCGCTAAATGTAGCTTCTGGAAATTTAGGAATCAATAATGTTATTTCGGCTGGAACTTCTGCTGGGATTACTTATAACGCCCAAGGCTTAATAACCGCTACAACTGCACTGGTAGCAAGCGATTTGCCTGTTGCAACTGCTACTGCCGTTGGAAGCGTTTCTGTTCCAACCGCAGGCGGTTTGACTGTTAGCGGTGCTGGTGCGTTGTCAATTGCAGCTACAACGACTGGAGCTACGGCGACAAAAGTTACTTTTAATAGTTTTGGACAAATAACAGGGACAGCAACATTAGGGGCTTCAGATTTACCTGTTGCAACTGCTAGTGCTGTTGGTGCGGTTTCCGTCCCAACTGGAGGCCCACTTTCGATAGATTCAAATGGTGCAATTACAGTTTCTGATTCAGGAGTAACAGCAGGTGTAGGTACAAAGCTTACGGTTGATGCAAAAGGTCGAGTAACTAACCTTGCAAGTCTTTCAGATAGTGATCTTCCTAATCACAGTGCAGCCTTAATTACTTCAGGAAGTATCCCAACAGCAAGAATTGCAAATGATGCAATTACAGGAGTAAAACTTGCTAATGCTTCAACAACGCTATTTGGATCTGTAGCTCAGACAGGTTTCCCCACATCCGAGTTCACAGGGCAATTTTTCTTCGATTCTGTCTCTGAAGATTTATATATATATGATGGAAATGCTTATCAGCCAGTAACAACTTTAACAAAAGGTTCTCTGGTATTTGGTGGTACTTTTAACGCTTCAACAAGTAAAGTTGCAAGTGTAACAACCGCAGGTGCAGCAGCAGGTTTGACAGTTGGATCTAATGTTCCAACTCCGACAACTAGTACGGATGGTTTATATTTAGTGGTTGAAGCTTCTGGTACTCCAAGTGCGCCGGCTCCAGTAGTTGCTCTTGCTCCACCAGATTACATTTTAGGTGTTACAAATACATCTGGAAGTTCATGGGAAGAAATTGATTTATCGCAGACCGTGGCTGGGCAGGTTGCAAGCAATATTACCTTTACACCTTTTGGTCAACTTCAAAGTACAAATGTGCAAGATGCTCTTGAAGAATTAGAAACAGAGAAGTTAGCAAAAGCTGGTGGTACTGTTACAGGTGAGGTGCTAATAGGTAACACAGGAACACTTGTTTTTGAAGGTTCTAGTACAGACGCATATCAGACTACTTTAGGAGTTGTTAACCCAACTACAGCAGATAAAACAATACTTTTACCTAATACTTCTGGAACTTTAATAACAAATAGTGATTCTGGCACAGTAACAAGTGCAATGATTGCAGATGCCACCATTGTTAATGGTGATATAAGTACATCTGCTGCAATTGCGTTTAGTAAATTAGCTGCTTTAACTTCTGCTCAAATTCTTGTTGGTAATGGATCAAATGTAGCCACATCAGTTGCAGTTACAGGGGATATAGCAATATCAAATGCAGGTGTAGTTTCAATTACGGCTAATTCGATTGTTGATGGTGATATATCTGGATCGGCTGCAATTTCTGGATCAAAAATTGTTCAAGGAACTACTTCTGTTCTAGGTGTTCTTCAACTAACAGACGCAGCAGATAGCACAAGTACTACTACGGCTGCTACTCCTGCTGCTGTTAAGACAGCTAAAGATGCTGCTGATGCTGCACAGGTAACTGCTGATGCGGCGTTGCCGAAAGCTGGTGGCACAATGACTGGCAATTTGATTCTGGATAATGCTTCGGAATTGCGTTTTACAGAAGCTGATTCAGATGGTGCGAATTACACAGCATTAAAAGCTCAGGCTCAGACTTCAGACATAACACTTACTCTTCCTGCTACAGCACCAACTGCCAACCAAGTTCTTAAGGCTAATGCCAGCACACCTACCACTCTTGAATGGGCAACTGATACAACCAATACTGCTGCTGCTGATCTAACAGGTTCTACTCTTGCTAGTGGCGTTACTGCCAGTTCTTTGACTTCGGTTGGGACTCTTTCTTCTCTAACTGTTAGTGGAACAATTACTGGAGATGTAACTGGAGACTTAACTGGTAACGCAGATACAGCAACAATACTTGCTACGGCAAGAACAATAGGAGGAGTTAGTTTTAATGGTTCAGCAAATATAGATTTACCAGGCGTTAATACTGCTGGCAACCAAAACACCACAGGAAATGCAGCAACAGCAACAAAGTTTGCTTCTGCGGTGACAATTGGTGGTGTGAGTTTTGATGGTTCAGCAAATATTGATCTTGCAGGTGTTAATAGTGCTGGTAATCAAGACACTTCTGGAACAGCAGCACTTGCAACTCAGTTCACAGTCACAGCTAATAATTCTACAGATGAGACTGTTTACCCTTTATTTGTTGACGGAGCAACAGGATCACAAGGAGCAGAAACAGATACAGGTTTAAGTTATAACCCTTCTTCTGGAGCCTTAACTGCAACATCATTTGTAGGTGCATTAACAGGCAACGCTTCAACAGCAACAATCCTTGCCACAGCTAGAGATATTAACGGTGTTAGCTTTAATGGTTCTGCTGATATAACAATTACTGCTGCTGCTGGGACTTTAACTGGTGCAACATTGGCTAGTGGGGTAACAGCTAGTTCATTAACTTCAGTTGGAACACTTACAGGTTTAACAAGTAGTGGTGATATTAATCTGAACGCTCAAGCAGACCTTCGGTTTAAGGATGCTGATAGCTCTCACTATGTCGCTCTTCAATCTCCTGCTTCTATTGCAAGTAGTTTTACTCTTACTCTCCCTTCGGCTGACGCTGCTGTTTCTGGCTATGTCTTAGCTAGTGATGGAGCAGGGACGTTATCGTGGGTTGATCCTGGTTCAACATCATCACCAACATTTACAGGAGATGTAAGTCTTACTAATGATGGTGCTTTAGTTGGCTTCTCAAATCTAAATGCAACTTATACAGGTAACGCAAAAACATTAACGGTCACAGTTGCAACCAAGACTGGAGCGCATAGATATAACGGTTCTGGTTCTAGTTCTGGATACAAAATTGATGGTAAAGAATCTCCTTTCTTAACTCTTACACCAGGACGTACATATAAGTTTGATCAGGCTGATAGTTCTAACACAGGTCATCCTCTTCGTTTTTATTTAGAAGCAGATAAGACAACTGCTTACACCACAGGAGTTACTACTAGCGGAACTGCTGGTTCTTCTGGAGCTTATACACAAATAGCTGTTTCAGATACAACTCCTTCTGTTCTTCATTATCAATGTTCTGCTCATTCCTTAATGGGAAATAGCGTTCAAACAAATAGTAATGCAGGAGTTGCTTCACTTGAAGTTAAGGCAGAGACATCAGACACAAGTTGTTTCCCTCTTTTTGTAAATGAAGCTACTGGTCTTTTAGCTCCAAAGGCAAACAACAGTCTTTTTTATAATTCATCAACTGGACAATTAAATGCAACTATTTTTTCTGGAACTTCTGCCTCTCTTACAAGTTTGGCACTTACTGGTAATGCCACAATTGGTGGCAATGCAACCATTACTGGAAATTTGGTTGTAAATGGAACCACTACAACGGTTTCAAGTACCACAGTTGAAGTAGCTGACAAAAATATAGAACTTGGCAAAGTTTCGAGTCCTGATGATACAACCGCAGACGGAGGAGGTTTAACTCTTAAAGGTGCAACAGATAAGACATGGAATTGGGTTAATTCAACTGATGCTTGGACATCTTCCGAACATATTCAAGTTGCTAGTGGTAAGACATTTATTGGAGATGGCTCAACCTTAACTGCTTTAAATGCTTCAAACTTAAGCTCTGGAACTGTCAATGTCGCAAGACTTGGATCAGGAAGTTCTGTTACTACCAAGTTCCTAAGAGGAGACAATACATGGCAAACAATTTCTGCTACACCCGAAGGAACAGCAATACTTTCAACAGGCGAATCAGGTGGTACTAAGTTCCTAAGAGAAGACGGTGATGGAACGTGTTCTTGGCAGGCTGTTCCTGCGGCTGCTGCTGGTACGTTAACTGGCTCAACGCTTGCAAGTGGAGTAACAGCTAGTTCTCTGACTTCTCTTGGAACATTAACTGGCTTGACTGTTGCTGGAGATATGACATTAGATAACGGAACAAATGCTGGTAAAGATATATCGTGGGACGAGTCTGCTAATTCTCTAATATTTGAAAACGAAGTCAAAGCTCAGTTTGGCAATAGTACTCTTTTTCATAACAGCATCGATTTATATATTCAAAACGCAGTAGGAGATATAAGATTTGAGCCTAAATCAGGTGAGCCTGGCCTTTGGCTGCATCGTGATGGTTCCGTCGAACTTTACGATGGGAACGCTGCTGGGGTGGCTGTTAAGAAATTTGAGACTACTGCAACAGGTGTAACAATAACAGGAACCTTAGTTGCTGATGGTTTAACTGTTGATGGTGATGTCACTCTGACAGGTGCAGCCGCAAATATCGTTTTTGATAAGTCAGAAGACGCTCTTGAATTTGCCGATAATTCTAGTGCTTTATTTGGAACTGGTGGTGACTTAACTGTTGCACATTATTCTTCTGGCAATCTTTCACGAATACATAATTCTGGTGCTGGTGGGTTAGATATTAAATCAACAAGCGGAGCAATAAGATTTAAGAGCGAGTCTGGTGGATCAGAACAAACAGGAGCCACTTATACTCCTGCGGCTGGTTGGTCATTTGGACATGCAGGAGGAGAAAAACTTGCTACTAGTTCAACTGGAGTAACAATTACAGGAACAGCTACAGCTACTACGTTTAGCGGATCAGGTGCTTCTTTAACAACATTAAATGCGTCAAACATTTCTAGTGGAACAATTGCAGCAGCTAGAGTTCCAACACTCAACCAAGACACAACAGGATCTGCTGCAACATTAACAACAGCAAGAAATATTAATGGAACAAGCTTTGACGGCTCTGCAAATATAACGGTCACGGCTGCTGCTGGCACGTTAACTGGTGGAACTCTTGCCAGTGGAGTAACAGCTTCAAGCCTCACATCAGTTGGAACATTAACTGGGTTGACTGTTAGTGGAAATATTTCAATGACAGGAACAGGAGCAATTGATGTTGCTGCTGGAACAACAGCTCAAAGGCCTGGTTCTCCCTCAACTGGATTATTCAGATACAACACAACAGAGGGAGAGTTTGAAGGTTATGGAGCTAATGGTTGGGGTGCAATCGGAGGTGGTGGTGGTGGAGCAGTTGCAGGTGGACTTTATGAGTATTTAAGGAATCAAACTTCTAGTAGTAATTACAGTATTACAGCTAATTCTCAGGCTGATTCTTTTGGAACATTAACTGTTGCTTCTGGAACTTATATTGCAGTGCCATCTACTGCTAAATGGGTTGCTCACGGTTAAACATTCGCCATTACTTGATCCCATTTTTGAGTTGCTTCGTTCCATTGATACATCTTGCTACCTCCTTTGTTAATTGAATCACTAGGTTCTTCTACAGGAGGTTTAAAACCGCAAATAGTTTCATCCCATGTCCAAGAACCAAAGCCTACTTTTGCCCATTGATCTTTTATCTCATTTTGTTTAGCTGTTTTTTCTGCGTCTGTTAAATCTCTTGTGTACCAAACTTGTTTAGCTTTATTTGTACTGCTGTCATAAATATAATCATAAGACTCTCCAGTAAATGAACTAGTTGTGGTGTCAAACTTTTTATACGGTTGAAAAGAAATATCTGGTGGAGCTGTCATTTCCATTTCGACATAGCCTGATGGAGGATTTGTAAAATCATGGTCAGGCAAGTTAGCAGCTAAAGCGTTTTTGCCTTCAGGTAAGCCAATAAGCTTGTTATCTGAATCAATTTTTATGTAAAAATCAGCCATAGTTAAGGTGTCATGTCTGCTGTGTTTTGTGAAGGATAAGAACGTCCAGCCCCCCAAATAATTCTAACTGAGCCATCTCCTCCTTTTAATGTTCCACCGCCACTGTATTGATGCCAAGAACCGTTTCCACCTCCTCCAAAATTCCCACCAAACCCAGAGGGTTGTGTGCCTGCACTACCAGAACCATCACCTCCATCTTGACCACCTGAACCAGCGTCACCTCCCTCTCTGCCACTACTACCACCAGCTCCATTGCTACCTTCTCCTAAAATTCCTACACCACCACCTGCTCCAGATGTGCCATTAGTAAAATGTTGACCTGCTGCACCTCCACCTCCTCCACCACTGCCAGATTGCCCATTATATCCTCCACCATTCCCTTGGTATCCGCCAGCACCTTGTCCACCTGAAAACCAACTTTGACCTGCTGTATTTCCTCCTTGTCCACCTCCATCACCTGTAAAACCACCACCTCCATTTCCTACACCGCTTCCTACTTGTTGGCCTCCTTCTCCTTCTACTAATACCGTGCTACTTCTTTTTATATTTGAGTCTCCTCCTGCTCCTCCTCCCGACCAAGGGCCACCGCCTGAACCAGGGCTGCCTACATAAACCGTAAGAGTTTCTCCTGGCGAAGTACCAAATTGTGCATAACCTAAGCCACCTCCACAAGCAACTCCATTGCTATAGCCACCTCCTCCTGCCCCTGCCCCAATAGCAACAGCAGAAACACTTGTGACTCCATCTGGCACAGTAAAATTAGTTGTACCAGCAGTAAAAACTTGTTGTCCTACTGGCGGTTTTCCAATCTGACCTACTAATTGTTGATGAATTGGCATTGCTTTAAATTAGATAGTGATAGTTATGAAATACCAGCCCCAGTTATATATCCAGCATTTGAGGCTGTAAATAATATAGTGCTAAGGCTACGAGGTGCCGCAGTTTTATTTCCTGTTCCTCCATCAGCAGCGTTATAAAGAGTAAAACTACTTCCTTGAGTAATTGTTATGTTGCTACCACTATTATTTACAATACTGACGCAATGACCAGCACTGAAAACTCCGTTCGGCACTGTGACATTAGCGGTTGTTAAAATGTGCTTACTGTTGTCGGAAGCAATAAGTGTATAAGCTGACGACTTAGAATTTTGTGGAATATTTCTAAGTTCAGCAAGATCAGAAAGAGCTATAGTTGCATCTGATCCTGAATTATCCCAGATTAAAGAATCTGCCTTTATTGAACCGTAGGCCATTAGGAGTAATAGCAGAAAAAACTATTGTCATAATAGCTTATGACTTTTTTTTTGTCTTTATAACCTATCTTGCAAATGGAGGTGTGGCTGGAAAATGATCATCTATAAAAATATTTAAAGTTAATCGTTCTGTTTCTCCATAACCAAATGTTTGTGCAGCATGAAATTGTTGTCCATTAAACAAAAGTAATCTGTTATATACGTTTTTTATATTTATTGTTTCATAAAAATACGATTGATTACGTTCAAAAGCTTTTATATATTCTTTTTTGTCAAAAGGTTTTCCACTGTAAAGCTTTCTTTTATAGTTTAAGTCTTCTTGATAATAATTATAAATACCATTTTTAAAATTATAAATAGATGTTCCTGTGTTTTCTTGAGGATCTTTAGAAAGATAGACTAATCCTGCAAGCTGTTTGTAATCTTTGTGTATCCATCCTGTATTTGTAGGATCAAATTGATCTTTTTTTTCTTTTACAAAAGGTTTAATTTTTTGAAAATGTAATGAAGCAACCGTATTTTCAACTTGCTCTTGCCAAAATAAACTATTTACTTTTCTAATAACATATTGACCAAAATCATAACATCGTTGGTCGTTAATAGTTGCTAAATTATCACATCTTATTCCAGGCCATCTGCCGCCACCATATTCGTCTTTTACATATTCAAGAGTATTAGAAAATTCAATAATTTTTTCTGGATCGGGGAAAAAATCGTCTACAACAGTAACAGGGAAAGACATTTAATTAATTCTTTCTAATGGATTTATTGAATAGTTATTGTTATATTTACATTGAATATTAGACGGAAAAAGTATTAATCTTGCTACATACCTTGTTTCTTCTGTAAAAGATGTTACACCATGCCAAAGGCTAGATGGAAAAATAACAGCTCTGTTTTGTTTGTTTTGAATTTTTGCAGTTTCTTTAAAGTTATTAAAGTATTTATTGAAAATAATTTCTCTTTCTTCTGTTATTTCTTTATCTTGATTATATGCTTGTAAAGCATTTTGAAAATCTTCTACATAAGTATGTCCTTGCAGAAAGACATCTTGTTTTCTTTCGTAAAAACTTGTTCCTACATTAGTTTCTTTATGGTCGCTTAAGTAAATAATTACAGTAAGATTTGCCCCGAAAACATTGTCACAGTGAATTGCTCCTTTGTTAAAAGTTTGATTTGTTGATTTAAAAGAATCAATTTTATGAAAATCTATTGTAAGATTGCAATTTGCGATGTAGTCATTAGGAGGCCAAAAAATAGATATTACTTTTTCTGTTATGTAGTTATGTAATCCTAAATCTAATTTTTCCAAGCCTAAGCTTGAAGTTACACCAGTAGCACTGGAGCGTTTTACTTCGTACTCTGTGTTTTTGGCAATATTTAAAACGTATTCAACGTCAGGGAAAAAATTATCAATAAATAAAACAGGAAAAGATTTCATAAAAAATAAGGTGTAAAAGATAACCTAAACATAGGTTTAGTAAATAAACTATAGCTATCGTTTGCGAATTTGCTAGTATCGTAAAGCATATACACTTTATCTATGTCTGCTATCTCTGAATTTGATGCTGCTGTTGCTGAATACAATGGCATCGTTGCTAGACAACAAGAAGCAAATAAAGCTGAACTTCAGCCTCTTGGTCAAAGATTACAAGAATTACAAGCCAAAGTTATAGAAGAAGCTAGAGAAGCTGATAAACATGTTTGTGATCCAAATGCTAATAACGGTGAGGTGTCTCCTGAATGATAAAAATAATAACTTGGATTAATTTCGCTGCTTTCATTTTGGGGGTAGCGAGTTTAGGTGGTGCATTTATTTTTAGATCAAAAATCTTTGATGCAGTACTTGATGGCGTTAAAAAAGAACTTCCTTCTTTAGTTCAAGATGCTATGCCAGAAATTCCAACCATTCCTTCTTCTACTGGCAGTGTTAATCCATTCGCCAAATGATTAGTTGTATAGATAATTTTTTAGACCAAGATGATTTTATAAAAGTAAAAGATTTAATAACTTCTCCAATGTTTTCGTGGCATTTTAGTCAAATTTTAAACGATGAAGATAAAGAAATATCAACCCAAGTAGATAATAAAAAAGTAAAAGAAAAAATTAAACAATCTTTTTGCCAAAGTAATTTTAATTATCAATTTGTTCATTTATTTTATTATAATAATATTCCTACATGTACTTATTTTCAAAACTATATTGAACCAATTTACAATCTTTTAAAAGGAAAAGCGTTAATTAAAATTAAAGCAAATTTAACTTCGCAAACAACAGATCATATTCTTTCGGGTTTTCATATTGATGCTTTTGAAGATAATTACACTTCAATTTTTTATATTAATAATAATAATGGTTATACAGAATTTTTAGATGGAACTAAAATTGAAAGTAGAGAAAATCGTATGCTTACTTTTAGAGGAAATTGCTATCATAGTGGAGTTAGTTCAACAGATCAACTAGCAAGGATTGTTTTAAATTTCAATTACTTTAAGTAAATGATTCAATTCAAATCATTCAATGGTTTAACTTCTTTGGTTTTAGGCGGTGGACTTATTGCCACCAATTTTATGAGCTTAAACATGTTAGCTCGTAAAGATTCTGGCATACCTGATATAGCCAAGCTTTCTAATACTCCTTACAGCAGTCTTCAAATCAGAAGTGAGAAAGGTGCTGATGGTGCAGAAGAATGGAGTTTTGCCAGCCGTCAACACGATCCAAAAACAATGCTTCAGTATGAATCTAGTGAAGCTCCTAGCTTTAATGGTGGTGTAAAGACTAGACATACGCATAAAGAATCTGTTGCTCAGTTCATTACATATCCGCAAGGCTCAGACGGTAAATTAACGGCAAAACAGATTGAATGTATTGAAAAACAAGCCCAAGGACGCAGTAATGGACAGATGATTGCTGATGCTGGATCGGTTCAGGTAACACCAGCCATAGCAAGCGTTCCAATAGTAGGCCCAGTATTAGCAGGAATCTTTTTTGGTCAGGCTAGGAAACAGGTAGGAAATGTTGCGAGTGATCTTGCTGGTCAATGGAACGACTGCTAAATGGAAATAGAAGAGATAGGAATAAGAGAGATACCAGACGCTTCTATTGATACAACAATAATCCGCACATCAAATCCACAAATACCTAGCAATATTGGTTTTCCAGTAATTCAAATGCCTGGCTGTGTAAGAGCTAGGACTTTAAAAAATAAGAATTTAGTAACTAATGATCCTAGAGGAAATTTTTATGTTTGTGATGGAAACGTACCAACGCTTGAAAGCATGGCTGTTGATTGGGACGGATTATCTGCTGTTGGGCCAGTAAAAGCAGAAGAACCAGAAATAGTTCCACCTATTCCAAAGTTAAAAGGGAATAAGAGAAAGGAAGTGGAAAAAGAGAATAGCGAAGATAACGAGCAGGGAGAGACCAATGTAGGGCAACAAGATTTTAAAGTTCCAGATATTGATGGACAGTTTATTGCAGATATTTTACCTTGCCCACCGTTAGACACACTTGCTAAAACTCCTGTTGGTTCGTTAGGTAAAGGCGGACTTGCAAGAATTAAAGGCTGGAAAAGAGATGTGCTTACAGGCAAGTGTGAGACTGTTTGGGAAGGTTTAAGTCCTATAGAAATTGCAGGTAATTACGCCCCACAACCTACAGTTTTAGTAAATACATCTGTGATTGCTGTTACGTCAGTTATTGGTGTTACTGTGATTGGTCAACCGATTGCTAAGTTTTTCCAAAAACAACTTAAAGGTCAAGTTAAATCATTTTCTAAGAAGATTACTAAGAAGCTGTTAGCTATTCGGGGGAAGAAACCTCCTGTAAAGTCCCTCGCTGAAAGGAAAAAGGAACAGAGGTTGTCTCGGAAGTAATTTCAATACTATGAGTGTGATCTGGCAATGTATTAGGAGGATTGACTAAACGAACATCTTCACAGACAACATAACTAGGACTGTCTTTTGCATAAACCACCCCAAGTTTAAGTTGCTCAGCGCATACCTTCAAACGTCCAAGAGCGTAATCTAATTTTTTAGCTTTATATGCTTGCTCTAAATACTTTACCCTTGTATTCATGGCAGCCACGCAGTTATTAGTCATGCGTCTATCTAGTGGAACGGCAATTGTAGCTGTAATGCCATAGTTAAAACTTAAGTTATTTTCAGCTTGTCCAGTTCTAATTGGTTTTGTATATAAAACTCCACCAGGGTTAGTTAAGTTTCCATCTGCATCTGTACTATCGTCATATACATTTTCATTGTAGTAAGGTTCAAACGGATCCTTCCAAGTGTTGACTTTTGAAATGAAGGGATTGATGGTAAGAGTCGTTCCACTGCAACGGATTCCATCGCCTACTTCTTGAAACATGAAGCTCCCCGACTGCACCTGGATTCCCTGGTTAATCACACTGCCCTGGCTAGTAGCTGAAGGTGATGCTATTGTTGTGGCGTTTGCAAATACTGGCTGACTAAATGTTATTGAGTAAAGACAGATACCGATTCCACAATAGATTCTGTTGTAGTGGTTCGGTTGATTGTCGTTACATTTGAAAGGCCTGGATTTGATAGAGTTTCTGTGAATGAGAAAGCGTTGCCAGCAGTTTTTATTCCCCAGTCGGGTTTGTTTGCTGGTGTTACATCTACTGATGTCCATGTGAATGTAATGTTATCAACTGTTTGAGGTGCATTTAGTACAGCTTTAGGTGAAATAGTATTTGTATTTATTGGTTCAATATTATGACCAGAAACCACATATTCATACCCACTTCGATAATCAACTGATGTTATAGTTTCAGCTACTACAGTCTTAGTTTCCTGTCTGCTATTAAGAGTTCCTGTCGAAAATGTAGGAACTACAGGAACAGCAGAAACGCTAGTTCCTGTAAAAGATATGAGCAACAATAACTTATATATTTTACTCATTAAATATCATTTAACGGTAATTTCTGATGAATACTGAGCCGTCCCAGTAGTCCCGGCCCCTCCAGCAACGGTTGTTGCAATTCCAGCAGAAGTTACTGTCCCTGCAAGGTTTCCAGCAACTCCGCCTGATGTCACTACGGTATTACCAAAAGCAGGCATGTCAGCAACAACTCCAGCAGAAACATCTACACCTGAGCCAATGGCAGGGATAGCGTCACCTTGGAGCCAACTTTCGGAAAACGAAAATGCCGACCCGGCGGTATTTACCTCGTACACACCAACATCAAGTGTTGCTGCTGCTGTAGCTGTACCTGCTGTTAACTTTCCGAAGTGTTCTCCAGTAGTAACTTTCATGTTGTTACCAGAGACAGCGTAAGTAGATGGAACTCTAATGGCCTGTACTGCTGCTCCATCAACTTTTAAACTTGTTGAAGCTGTGTGTTTGATTGCTATGTCGGCACTGGCTGGTGCTGCTAATAAAAGCAGTAGGGGAAGAAAGCGTTTCATAAGTAAGCCTTACTGATTTGTGCTAATAGACCTAATAATGCCAGAGCAGCACTAACTACTGCGGCAGCTTGGAATACCCTTTTCTCTAAAAGTCTTACCCTGTCTTCTAAATCTTTTATTTTTTCTTCTGCTCGCTTAATTTTCATCTCTTGGCAGACAATACGAGTTTCTTGTCTTGCATCAATCGAAAGATCTTCACTCATCATGTCAACCTCCCACTTTCAGGGTCAATAGGCTTGTTTGTAATAGGATCAACTTTTGGCTTGTCTGGTACTAATTTTACTGGAGTTTCAATTCTTACAATTGTGTAAGGTACACCTCCTATCTCTCCTTCTGCTTTCTTTTTCTCTTCATCAGCCTTGTAAGTTCCATCACCTCTTTTTTTTGCTGTATCAATTCCAAAACTTGCCAGGCACCCGGTGAAAACACTTGCTATAAAAGTCGGGTCGATCCTTTCTTGTTTACCTAAACCAGGAATAGTTACATAGTTAAGTGTTAAGATAAAACCACTCCAAACTACAACTCCTAATCTCACAAATACCGAAAGGACTTGCAGTTGTTCTTCTTTATCATCAAATCCCTCTTTTAATCTTTGTAGGGGATTTTTCTTTTTCGGTTCGTCTACTTTTGACTCTGCCATGCGGAAAAAGCTGAAAACATTACTAATCTAGACATAAATGGATAAAAAGTAATGAAGTTCTTGTCACAAGCGCAAAAAGAAGTAATAGCCGAGTCTCATGGCATAACTGTTGAATCTATAAATAAAAGAATTGAGCTATGGAGCATTATCAACGATCCAGACATATCAAAACCTGATCTTGTAGAGGCACAAAAAGCATGGATTAAGATACAGCAAGGAACATGGCCTAATGTAAATGTCTGAAATCGTTGCTGCTCTAATTGGTGCTATGGTGTCAGCCTTGCTGATGGTTCTTGGTAATCGCTCTAATAAACGCCAAGGTGACATCCGTGAGATCTTTCATCGCCTCAATGCCATAGACAAAGAATTAGTAAGGCTTGATTCAAGCAGACCTAGAAATTGGCGTGGGCAGTAGATACTAAAAAACCCCTAGCGTCCTCTACGAAACTAAGGGTTTAATAGCTATCCAATAAACAAAATGATAATGCTTGCAATCGGGGGTGAAGTACAAAAATATTTTAATCATTTTCATGAATATTTCAAATGAAAAAACTTTTTTTCAGCAGCGAGCGAGGGAAACGCTTTACCCTTTGGGTACTTGAAGCTGCCACCGAACAAACTAACAACAGTCTTAATGAATCAGATGTTGATTTTATAGAAGCTAGACTGTGGCCTAACAGAACTCTTAAGTTGCAATGATAAATAGAGCTATAAAAACAGTCATGGGCAAAGATGTTGCTCATGCAATGCGATTAGATCGGCTTTACGTTTTAGATGGTCGTCATCTCCCGAGTCATAAACTTCATAATTCTTATAAAGGATTACTTGCTAAAGCCAATGAGCTAGAAAATGATGAAGCCTGAATGTCAATGCGCTCATTGCAAAGAATTAAGACGACAGCAAGTAAGAGCGTATTTGCGTCACGAAAAATTGCTAAAAATAAAACAAAAACATGAAACCAGTAGATCTTACGTTTCTTGAGGCTTTGGCTTCAAAGCCAACATTAGAGGAGGAATTGATAATTGAAAAAAGAGTTCTTGCGATAAAAGAAACCCACGACATAAACGATTTGCGTAAATATGCAATTGCTTTACAACGCCAAAACTTGCATCAAAGTTATTTTATTGCCACTTGTTTAGAACAAATAGCAAAATTACAAGGAAGACTTGTTGCTCGAGAATATCCAGAAAAACAGTCCAGTTTGCTCAGTCGTTTTTTTAAGTTATTTTAAGTTTGGAGTGGGATGGAATGCACTCCGCACCAGACAGAGAATCCCCTTTAGTCCTGATCCCCAGCTAAAGGGTTTTCTCGATTCTCATGCCATTATGAATCTACTCGATTGGATTGGTAAACCTTTTGTTTACAGATCACCTAAAGAATTAGACGGTTTTAAGTCTCACTTAAGACATTTTCCTAATTGGTATCTGCGGCAAATGGCTGGCAAAAAGCCTATGGTTTATAGAAAGGCAGATCTTATTGATCTTATTGTCAATGACCTCAAATAAATCATGGAGAAAAGCATCAATATCTCTTGAAGATGAATTAGGCATTGAAATTGCTTTACGAATAGCAATCTCTGAGGCTGGTCCAGAAAGTATTGCAGAATTGATCAGCAAAATGGCTTTTGAAAACTACAAAGCTAGTAAAATGTTAGATCAGGCCGAAGAATATATTTATGAGTTAGAGGATGTTGTTAATTCTTTGCCCAGAAACAAGCACAATCTTTAGCAAAAACACCTCCACTACCTTTTCCTTCGGGGAGTCCCAATCCACACTCAGCTTTAATAATTAACCAATGCAAGCAGTCAACACATTTTGGTTTGCCCTGACTAATCGCTCTTGCGTCTGCATAAAGATATTCGGCTTGTAAAACAGCTTCTTCTAAAGTTTTACCGGTTAAAGGTAAATTTAGTTTGCCGTCTTTAGTTTTTATCTTTACACGCCAAGAATTTTCATTCTCTTCGTAGAGAACCATTCTTCCTGCGTGGTATCTAAGTGATGGCAATACGTTTTAAATTCTGTTCCATCAGTACAAATATAGTCATCAGGTGGGATTGTCATCCACCTTCTGACTCCATCTACTATTTGAAAATAATGTCCAGAAGAGTAAATAACTTTGCCTTCATTTTCAGAATCAATTGCTTGCTTGGTCATTGTATTTAAGAATAAAAGTTAAACGAATAAGTTCTGGCAGTTCTGGATCTGCTTTTTGAAGCTTTTGAAATTGTTCCCAAAGACCTGAATAGGTTCCTTTTAGTCCTATAGCTGCGTTGTCTCTGTCAAATAATTCATAAAGGAAATTAGAGAACTGAGCTTTCCCATTTTCCACTTGCCATGGCTTTAGCTGCTGCTTCAGCCTCGCTTCGAGTAAAACAATGCTGTCCCCAGTAGACAACTTTTCCGTCTGAGTACCAAGGTTTGAAACAAGAGTCGAGTCCATAAGTAATCATGTTTACGCCAAAAGTGTTTGGCATAGCTAAATGTGAGTAATTTGTGCTTTTTTTCAGCATTTTATTTTAATGCCAAAGGAGTCAAGATTAAGTTCTTGAGGGATATCGGATATACATAAATTGTTTATTAATTTATTTAACTTTGTTTAACTGTACTAAGTCCTCTATCGTCCTATTATGTGCCTCAGTCTTAATGATCTCATACAGAGACTTGCCGATTTTCTCAATAAGTAAAGAATCCAAGTGACCGTAATAGGTTTCAGTATAAATATTTTCACTTTCATGTGCGAATTGTTCATCATTTAATACTCTTAAGAACCGCTGACAAATTGTTATTTTGTTTGTAATTTTATGCATCCAATCTTCATCAATAACTAAACTAGATTGCCGTTCTTTTTTGACATGTTTTTGCATGCCATATAAAGCAAGAGCTAATTCATCTTTTAGTACAATTCGTTGTGTCCCTGTTAAATGCTGTATTTCATCAATAAATACATTTCTTTTAAGAGTCGTACTTTTATAAAACTGACTCATCTCAAGGTGTAATGTTTCAGTCATTATATAAATTTTCCACTATATATTCATCGTAATTTGTATCTTCTTCCATATACAAACCAAGTTGAATCATTCCCAGTCTTGTTCCTACCTTTAAGCAATCAGCATTTGAATAACCATATTGTCTTAGCTGTTTAAATAATTCACTTAAACCTTGCATCGCAGCCCATGTACGATCTCGAATAACTTCATCGTCTTCCATTAATTTACGGAGTCGGACCTCCGTCATGCCAGAAGGTCCGTATGTTGCCGTTTGTTTTTTCTTTTCAGACATCAAAACATATCCTCTTCGTTCTTGACGACATCTGGATTAATAGTTGCATCCGCTTTTGCTTGACTGCTCTGTAACATTGATTGATCAGGTGTCATCTTCAATGAAAGATAGTTATTGCCTGATTTTGCAGTCTTTTTCCAGCCACTAACTCTAAGTAATACATGTTCTCCGGCATAGTCATCACTAGCTGGATCAGCATCAGCTAAATACTTCATTAAGTCAGGAATCTGAGCAACTGGAACTTTAAATATGCCATTGAAATTTGGCTGGTTTCTTGACTCGTCGCATTTGTCGTTTTTAAACAAATTACCGTTGATTGCAATGTCCATTGTTAATAAGGAAAAATTAGTTGTTGAGAGTGTTGGCCTGTTCGTAATGCTCTATATCGGCCATTTTATAAAGCACTTTTTGAGAAATTTTGACGTAAGGAGGTCCATGATTTTGAGAACGCCATTTAAATAGCGTTTCTTTACTCATTCGCCACCTTTCAGCTAATTCCTCCGGTGTAAGAAACTCAGAAGAGGTCGTCATCGTCATCTGGCTGTTGTTCTTGCAGCTTATCGGATATGGGCTGTTCTGGCAGTACTTCGGATTTAACTGGTTGTGCAATGGCTGCCTCATGAGGCGTGTTTGGCACGGTTACATTTACAGGTTCAATGTCAACAATTTCGTCTTCAGTTTGAATGCCCAGCAATAAATCGGCGACATATTGTCTGCCAAAAAAAGTTGCTGCACGATATTTCAATAAATGTTCTGGCATGCTTTTCCATTTGGGATTTTTTACCCAATTTTCTGCTCTTGCCATTCCGATTGAAACCCATGATCCATAGATTTCTTTTCCATCCTTTATTCGTATTGCTGTACACCTAATTTTCAAATCTTCTCTTTCGCCTTCCATTTGATAATCAAAGTTTTCAAATCTTCCACAACCAATAATGGTTGCAATAATAAATTGTGCTGACCAGCTTGGCTTACCTTGAATAACATTCATGTTTTGCATAACCACTAATGGACTTATATCCATTCGGTTAGCCATTTCTATTGCCACCAGACAATTGGGCAAGCCTTTTTGGCCTTGATATTGTGGTGGTACAAGATTGCTTTGGGCTAATGATTTAGCCATGCGTTGATACAACTCAAATGATCCTTCGTTTTTGTAAACAGAAGATTTTGGGGTTGTTGTTAAAGATGAATCAGTCATTTTTCTTTTTTGGTACAGAACTTAATAGGATTTCAAAAGCACCTAATACTTTGTCGAGTTTGTCCTCAACTCTTTGAATCGCTAAAGAATGAAGGTGCAGTTCATGTCTTATGTGAGCGTCTAGCTGGTCATTCATGACAATGTCTTTTTAAATAAAATGTTTGCATCAGGAAATTTCCTATCTAGTATTTTTCTTGCCTCTTCAGGCGTAGGGGCTGTGATTCTTACGTTCCTTCCTTTTGCATTTGGTTTTTCACAAACCCAAAAAAGATGAACTAAAGATCCCCAAGAAGATGAATGCCAACTCATTTTTTTTCTGCTAAAAAAGAAATTTCAAGATCTGGATAGATTTTTTGAATTTTTTTGTAAGCTTCTTCTTTTGAGCGTCCATAGCAATAAAGCTTGTGACGTATTACGTCTGTTCCAAAAACGTAAAAAACATATTTCTTGAGAGAATTTAACTCTTCTGAAAGTTTGTCCATTAATAAAGCTCAATATCCATTGGGGATAAATTAGTCGAATTTTTCTTCCCTTTGGCCCAATCAGGTAAACCAATAATTTCCACAGTTTCGCTGTAATTAGGAAATTCTTTGGCATCTTCCCAATATTTAATTTTAGATAATCCTCTTCGAGCTTTTTCATAACCCAAAGTAATCATTTCTTCGTCAGCAACGTAAACAGCAACACTAAAAGGTGGCTGTTTTTCAACAACAATAAAAATAAAATTTTTAGGTCTATGTCCCATAGATTTTTCTATGCCTTCCATGTAAAACCCAGCTTGAATGTCATATCCGTATTGAACTATTGCCCTTTGGAATCCTTTCTTTGAGGCATCTGTTGTGGTCTTGTAATCAATGACATATTCCAAATTATCAGTTATATAATCTGGCCGACATTTACACCTCAAGCCTGTCATTTCGTCTGTCCAGTAATGACTCGTTTCAGATTCACCTTGTATATCCATAAATTCCAAAGCTGGAGAAAAATTAAAGACCGCCTCGCTCATCCTTTTTAGTTTTTCGCCAAAAGTAGGAAGAAGAATTTGTCTATGAAGTACATTTTCAGCTTTCCATTTTTTACCTTCTTTTGTGCTTAAAGATAAGCCTTCTGGTTTCACAATAAATTCAGCATCAAAAATAGCTTGATCTTCCATCATTGCGTGAAAAGCAGAACCTTCAATTAATGCTTGAGTTGGTTCTTTTTTAGGACCATATTGAGCTTCGTAGTAGTGCTTGCCACTACCAAGAACAGCCGCTTTTACTTTTGTGGAGGATTGTTCCTCCCCTGCGTGATATTCCTCGTTGGGAATCCTTAAAAATTGAGGCATACTAAAAAGCCAAGGTAAACAAAAGGTAGCGTGTTCGACGTATATTGGCAACTATGAGTTGCTTTGAACGTAAAATACCGTATACTTCAAAACATGGAACAAAGACCCTATCAAAAAAAGCTTATATCGGAT